CAGAGGTTTGCACTCCTAAGTCTGGATGGGAAGACTCTGCGACTATTATTAGGCACTTTATAGGCCTTGAATCAAACAGCGAGCCTATCACAGAGAAAGTGGCAATGCATTTTGTCAATCCTTGGCGTGATAGATGGCCTCAGCCAAGATTCCAGACAGGAGAGGATGACCTTAGATAAGTTCAATCCCCAAGCTATTCAAATACTGCTCAAACGTATTCAGGTTGCTGATTTCACTATAGCCAATAGGCTCTGGCACGCTTTTATATATACTTATTAAATCTGCTTTTAATTGTTTTTTTCTTGCCTGCGTTGTGCCCACAAGCCTTATCTCTTCATATATTTTATGGGCCTGATTCATTTTCACTTTAAATGACACAGGTGTATGAAATTGTAATTCAACGTATTGCCCTTGTGGGTTTGCCCATGCAGTATTGACTCCCTTATAGTCAGAACCCGGCCCCCAAGTATTCTTGACCTTAAAGCTCTTCCATCCCATTTCCTTCATGTCTTCTATTGTTGCTAATGTTGCCTGAACATAATTAGCGTCATCTACGAGCATTGTATAACGTAAAGCATCTTTAACATTTTGGACTAATACGTCTGATGCACTATATTTATTTTCTATACTTTCTGTCACTATTTTTCTGATCAGGCTTTGCTCAGATTTTATATGATATTTCAAGCCTTCCATTTTTCCACCATTCTTAGTTGCAAGGCGTTTAAACATACTGTCAGCCTCATCAACATACAGCTTTGCTTTTCTTCTGGCTCTTATAGCGATAGGTGTGGCCTCAACACCATTAATGGGCAGAAACCTATCTGGGCGCCTTGCTCTTTCTTCCGTCCTTTCCATCTGTATTCGTGGCGACATTTTCCCACTTGGGTCAAGTATACAATAACAATGGCCCTTACATACCGACCATCCAGTACCGGGCATACCTGCGCCTTCCCATTCTTTCAGACTCGCGATCTGTCCTCCCCTCGGCGCGCAGTCCTGACATATTTTATGGCCTGCGACATTGACCCACATGAACATGGTGTCCTCATCTTTAATATCATAAGCCTCAAAACTTCCTGCCCTACTTGACTGATTTATACCTTCCACCAATGAGCTTTTAATTGTATTTCTTATCTCACCAAATATCGGGCCACCTGTAGCCATGTCATTTGCCAGTCCAGCAGTAATTGCGGCCGTTGTTATTCCAGATGCTCCTTGCGTTTGCACCGCCTTATTAACCCTTGAACTAAAAACGTCAGCATCGTACAGCATCTTGCCCATTGTCTGATCAAGTAATTCCCTTGCCTCTGGAGGCAGACTGCCGAGCGCTTTTAAGACATCATCAAAGTCCTCACCAAATAATGCTATCAGTTCGTCTGTTGTAGCCATTATGCCCTAAGCGACCTTGCAAGTTTAAAAAGTGTCATCCTTACATATTCCTTGTATTGCTTTCCACTTTTTTGCATGTCCTTGGTAATGCCAAACCATTCACGTTTAGGTACTTTTTTCCCCGGGATCATTGAATTTGACGAGGTTGTGAAACCTTCATTATGATACACGCCGTGTTCTGCCAACATTTGCACCTGCGATACAAGGTTGTTTGGCTTTGCTGGTATCATTTTTACATTGCGTAATTTTTTTTGTCTTGCGCCTTTCATTCTGTCAAGCGGCAGAAACCCTTGCCCTCTTTTATTTCTTATAGGCAAAGTAGACTCATTGCTAAGTGGTGCGAATTTTTTACCTTTAATATCCACTTGGTCGGCAATACCTCTTTGAATGGCCTCAGTTTGGTATCGTGCCATATCTGTGAGCATTTCAGCAACAGCTCCTCTAATGATATCTCCTGCTTTTTTAAAGCTGTAATTCCTGCGAGACTTTATCATTTAAAGGTCTTTTTCTTTTCCCCATGATAGGTGTATGCATGGCCTTCATCTATAAGCATCTGATTCACAGTTCTCTCGTGCCCTTCTACATTTAATATTCCTAAGACCCTACCATATTTTCCAAGCCCCATAGACCTGAGTCTGAATTTACCATCATTCAGGGTCAACAGCTCTTTTGTTCTGGCCTTAGCCAGCAGTCCTTTCTTTTTTTCTTCTTTGTTTCGCGTCCGACTTTCCCATGTGTCCACACCATGAAAGCGAATACGTTTTTTTATCCAGACCGTCATGCCGAGGTCTATCATCGCATCTACTGTGTCTCCATCCACCACCCTCACAAGTTTGGCGTCATATTCGTACATCAGTTCCTCCCATTAATGCGACTCATGGCACCTTTCAGCTCCATAAGAACATCTGTCACATCATTCAATTCCGAAATCATTTTTTCGTGACGCCTTGTAGAATCTGATGCCTCGGAGTTCCACCTATCGACCAGCTTGATGGTTATTGACTGCGTGTTGTCAATGACGGTTCCCATCTTCGCCAAATTCTGCTGTATCTCATCAAGACACTCATCTTGTTTTTTCTGGCTCGACATCAAATTCATAATAAGATATACAAAAAGCCCTACAATTATTGCTACGGCGCCGTACTCAGCATATAAGCCAAATAGCTCTTCCATATTAATCTCCCTTACCTCGTTTCTTTTTCCAAGAGAATGGATTTAATGACACGCCTCCGACCTTGACCATTTCCTTCTCATACCACTTAACAGACTCTTCAAGCTGTTCTATTCTAAATTTTTCCTCCTGTTCATGGTGAGCTATAAGCTCCTCAATGTCTTTTTTGTGTTGTGCTATGTCTTGTTCCATAGCCATGATTTTCATCTGGTACTGGTAAAATGTGACCGTCAAACCAATGATCAAAGCTATGAGCTGACACAGCCACTTGATATTGATGGTCAGGGCAAAGCTGTCAGAGCCTACCGTTTGACCCTTAAATGATCTGGCCCCATTTTCCATATCCTTGGGCATTATATTTTATCCAGTTCATAGCCGCATACCTCCCAGCCCCCACCGCAGGCATAAAATGATAAAAATATAAATAAAAGAATATACCAGCAACACAGAATTATAAATTCTTTATTAATGTGTTTCATTTGTTCTTTTTCCCAAACTCAAAACCCATTTTATACG